CCTTACCGCTTACGACCTCGAACCAGGCGCAAAGTTCCTGTATCCGGTCCTTACCCCACTGCGTAACGAGATTCCTCGCGTATCGGGCAAGGGCGGCATTCAGGCTAACTGGCGCGCTGTCACTGCCATCAACTCGACCGGCGTCCGTATCGGCGTTTCGGGCGGTAACCGTGGTGGCGTTCAGGCTGTTCAGACTGCCGACTACACCGCCGCCTATAAGGGCATCGGCATCGAATCCAACGTGGACTTCGAAGCCCAGTACGCGGGTCAGGGCTTTGATGACGTTCGCGCCATCGCCGCCAAGACCGGTCTGGAATCGCTGATGCTTGGCGAAGAACTGTTGCTGCTCGGCGGTAACGGCTCGGTTGCTCTTGGCACCACCCCAACCCCAACGCTTGCCGCTCTCACCAGCGGTGGTGCCCTTTCGAACAGCACGATCCTTGTTCGTTGCGTTGCCATTACCCTTGAAGGTTTTGTCAACTCTTCGGTCACAGGTGGCGTACCTGGCGCGATTACCCGCACCAATGCCGACGGCTCGACTGACACCTTCGGTGGCGGTTCGGCTCAGGTGTCGGCTCAGGCTTCGATCACGCTGGCTGGCGGCACCTCGGTTCAGGGGATCCGCGCAACGGTTACTCCTGTCAACGGTGCGGTTGCTTACGCTTGGTTCTGGCACGCTTCGGCTCCGGTCCTCGGCGCGATCACCACGGTTCCAACTGTGGACATCCTCGCTGCGGCAACTGGTACGCAAGGCATCACCCCATTTGCGGCGGACAACAGCGTAAACGCGCTTTCGTTCGACGGTCTGATCACTCAGGCTTACAAGTCGGGTTCGGGTTCGTATGTTTCGAACCTTCGTGGTGCGGCACTGACCGGCGACGGCGAAGGCGGCATCGTTCAGATCGACGCGGCTCTCAAGTCGTTCTGGGACAACCTCCGTCTGAGCCCAGATTGCATCTGGGTTTCCTCGCAGGAAGCACTGTCGATCAGCCAGCTTATCCTTTCCGGTGGTGCAAGCAGCAATCTGCGCTTCACGGCCGATATGAAGGAAGGCATGGTTGCCGGTGGTGTGATGGTCAAGCAGTACCTCAACCGCTTCAGCATGGCTGGTGGCAACGTGATTCCGGTCCGTATCCACCCGAACATGCCAGCCGGTACGATCCTGATGACCACGTCGAAGTTGCCTTACCCGCTGTCGAACGTCGGCAACGTGATGCAAGTTCGCACCCGTCAGGACTACTACCAGATCGAATGGCCGCTGCGTTCGCGTAAGTACGAATACGGCGTATATGCTGACGAAGTGCTTCAGCACTTCTTCCCGCCGAGCCTCGGCGTGATCGGTGGCATTGCAGCCGCGTGATCGGTAGCATTGCAGCCTAAATGAGTTGGGGGCGGTGGTTTTGGAAGTCACCGCCGCCCCTTCCTTTTAATTGCTGGGAGCAAAAACAATGACAAAGATGAATTTTCCTAAACAGTTCAGCCAGATTGTGGTTGATAATTTTGTTTATACGCCGGACAAAAACGGCCAAATCGAAGTCGAAAACTCAGATCACATGCCTGAGATTGCAGCCCTTGGCGGCACTGTGCCCGACGCTGTGATTCATCAAGCCGCTGTTGAAGCCGCTATCGCCGCATCTTCCCCCGAAGATCAGGCGGCTTTGGCCAACAGCGTGGACGGAACAGAAGTTCCGACGGAAGATATGACACGGCCAAACATGATCGAATGGCTCCGTAAGAACGGAATCGCGATCAGCACGGCCAGTTCAAAAAGCGAAGCTTGGACCGCTATTCAGTCCTTTCTTGAGCAAGGCGACGGCTAATGGCTAATGGGATTGAACTGACCACTCTTGATCACGTTAAGGCGTGGCTGGCGATTGACGAGTCAAACACTGATTCTGACGATTATTTGCTACTCTTGATCAAGAGCGCGAGTCGGTTCGCCCTAAACTACATGCAGCGCGACAGCATGGCCGCAACCCAGTACAACGAGATGTACGACGGTTACGGCAAAAGTTACATGATGCTTCGCCAGTATCCGGCAATTGATGTCCTTGCTCTATCGTTCAATGGTGTTCCCGTTGCAGAAGCGACGGGTAACGGGATCACCACCCCCTTTGCCGACGGCTTTGTTTTGGAATCCCCTAATGTCGCCCCAGCCCAGCAACGGCTTTCGCTTTTTGGTCGGGTCTTCCCACACCAGCGGTCTTCGGTCTATGTCAGCTATCGCGCTGGCTATCTGAAGAGCAATGAAAGCCACACAATCACCAACGCCTATGGGTTCTATCAGGCCCAAACCAACAACACTTGGTTGGAAGACGATGGGGTTAAGCTTTCGAACGGCACTGCGCTAACTCGGGTTTATGTGGATCCGGCCGACTTGGCCCCCATGCAGTATTGCGTGGACGAAGATGGGCTTTACAGCTTTGACTCCGCTCAAAACAACGCCACCGTTTTGATCAGCTACAGCTTTGTCCCGCCCGACGTCGAACAGGCCGTTTGGGAACTGGTTGGCGAACGCTACCGCGCCCAAGATCGTATCGGTCTGAACAGCAAGACGCTGGGCGGTCAAGAGACGGTCAGTTACGACATCCGTTCAATGTCGCCTTACATTCGCGAACTTTTGAACCCTTACAAGCGGGTGGTTCCGGTCTAATGCTTTTGAATGTCACCTTGACGGGCGACCGTGAATTGATGGCTAGGCTGGACCGATTGCCTTTGGCTGTCCACCAATCGCTGAAGCTAAAGATCACAATGCTGACTCTGAAGCTGGAAAAGCACGTCAAGACGAACAAGCTAAACGGGCAAGTTTTGAACCGAATCAGCGGCCGCTTGGCTCGGTCGATTGCTTCCAAGGTCGTGGATACGCCCGAATCCATTGTGGGCTCGGTCTTTTCGTCAGGCGACGTCAAGTACGCGGCGATTCACGAATTTGGCGGCCAGACCGCACCGCATTTGATTGTTCCTAAGAAGGCCCAGATGTTGGCGTTCATGGGCAAAAACGGCAACCAAGTGTTCGCCCGCGAAGTAAATCATCCGGGCTCTAAAATGCCGCAAAGGTCCTTCCTGCGATCCGCGCTTAATGATATGTCGGGCGAGATCCAGCGCGGCATGAAACAAGCCGTGATTAAAGGCGCTCAGGAGGCGATGAAAAAGTGAACAGGGAAGAGATCTTCGAAGCCCTTTTTGCTATAACGTCCGACGTTCGGTGGAACGTCGGATCCGACAATGCGCCTATTTGGGAAAACTTTAAGAGCCGCACCCGCCGAATCAAACTATTCAGCGACGTTCCAGACAAGGAACAGCCGTGGTTGGGGCAGTCCGAACACGGCGAAACGGCAAGCCAAGTGTCGCGGATGCCTTACAAGTTTGTCCTTCAGGCTCAATGGATCGTCTATCATGTGGCTGGAAAGCAGCCAAAGAGCATCCCAACGGTCAAGAACAACCAGATTCTGGACGCCCTACAGGCGGCCATTGCCCCAAAGGTCACAGACGAAGGTTATCCTGACGAAAGAAATACGCTAGGCGGTCTGGTTTATCATTGCTATTTTGATGGTGATATTTTCAAGGATCCCGGCGATATTGACGATCAGGCGATGCTTGTGATTCCGATCAAGATCTTGGTGCCTTAAAGGATATGATTATGGAAAAGACTGCTACCGAAAAACCCGAAGGTTTGACCCCCGAAGTCGTTGAAGATGTAGTTTTAACGAATGACGAACCTGTTGACGAAGTATCTGCCATCGTCGTTACAGATGTGGTAGAGGATAAAATTAGGGCTGGTATTGACGCTTGGATTGCTTCCCATCTTCGGAATAGCACCTTCAGCGCCGACACCCCAGCTTGGAACCATTTCATGGATGGGCTGCCCGCCCTTATTTTGGGCATAACTAAGGAGGTCAAACAATGACGCAGTATGTGTTTGGTACCGGGCAGCTTTACAGCGTCCCGCAAGGTGGCGGTAACCCGCTTCGTATTGGTGCGTTGCAAGACGTATCGGTCGAATTCTCGGGTGACGTCAAAATGCTTTACGGCCAATACCAGTTCCCACTGGATGTTGCCCGTGGCAAGACCAAGATCGAAGGAAAGATCGGATCCGGCAACATCGACGTTGCCGCGTTCAACACGATTTTCTTCGGTCAGACGGTCACTGGCAACAGCGAAAAGAAGCAAGCCATCAATGAGGCCGGTTCAGTTCCGGCGTCATCGACTTACACCATCACGGTGGCTAACGCGGCTGCGTTCTCTCTGGATCTCGGCGTGACATTGGTCACAACGGGTCAGCCGCTGACGCAAGTCGCTTCAAGTCCATCGGCTGGCCAGTACAGCGTTTCGTCAGGTGGTGTTTACACCTTTAACGTCGCACAGGCATCGGCTGCGGTTCTGATCAACTACCTCTACACGGCCACCACGGCCAGCAGCGGTACGTT